CAAGGCTTTGGCTGGCATCTTACAGAACGGTGAAGCTTGCTTGATGAAACACACCCTCCTACGGTGGCATGACGTAGCACGTAAGGAAGGGATCAGGTTCAAAATGGTAGGCTTTATTCATGACGAATACCAAGTGGAGGTAATAGGAACAGAAGAAGAAGCAAAACGTTTGGGACAGATCCAATCACAAGCCATGCTTGAAGCTGGTCAAGAGTTAGGATTCAAGATACCTACACCAGGATCATATGACATAGGAAAAAATTGGGCAGAAACCCATTGACATCCTATACTAGAAACACTAAGTACTATTTTAGATCAAAAAAAGGAGGGCAAGATGCCATCAACACAATACGATATCAAAGGTAGAATTGAATGGGCAAAAGTATTTGAGTCCAATCGTGATCGTGCAGAGTTCCATCAGGAGACTGACGGTATGTACAAGGTCACAGTTGCTACTGATGAGAAGACTATGAAAGAACTGCAGAAAGCAGGTCTTGGTAAAAAGTTTAAAGAGACTGATCATGGGTGGAGTGTTACCCTAGATCGTCCTCATAAAGGTAAGCACGACTGGCAGGGTGGTCCTCCCATCGTGGCTGACATTACTGGTAAAGCATGGAACCTAGAAGAGAAAGGTTTTATTGGCAACGGTAGTGAAGGTATTGTAAAGTTTGAACTGTACGATGCTGGTGCACGTAAAGGTTCACGCCTGTTAGGACTTCAAGTCCTAGATCATGTGGTCTATGAATCAGAGGGTGGCTCTCAGCCACGTTCAATGTTCACTGATCACTCCCAGAGTTCTGGTGGTTCCACGTCTTCCACCTCCTCCCAAGAACCTCAGGACTCCATCCCCTTCTAGGTCTCCCTGTTCCTTCCCTAGAAGAAATCGCCCTCACCCTTTTCCTTTCGGGGGTGGGGGCGTATATACATAAGGATATACAATGCCAAAGATAGACACACTCATCAAAGATATGGAAGACACAATACTTGGTCTCAATGGTTGGGATCATTTGATTAGCCTAAAGATGGGTGATCGTATTGGTAAAGCAGCTACCTCTAGATTTAGAGCACCCCAGAAACCAAGAGGGTACTTGTCGTTTTCTTCTATTGGTAGTCCATGTAAAAGAAAACTGTGGTATAAGATTAACGAACCTGCTTTAGCACGTCCTCTTGCTCCATCGGACTTGCTCAAGTTCTTTTACGGTGACATGATAGAAGAGTTGGTCCTCGCTGTTGTTGAGGCTTCTGGTCACACTGTTGAGGGAACGCAGGATCGTATGCGTATTAATGACTTAGCTGGTCACAGAGATGCAGTCATTGATGGCATGACAGTGGATGTTAAATCCGCATCCCCTTACTCGTTTAAGAAGTTTGTTGAAGGTAACCTGAGGGAAGATGATCCTTTTGGGTACATCAGTCAGTTAAGTTCTTACGTGTACGCAGCTAAGGATGATCCACTGGTAACTAACAAAACACATGGAGCTTTTCTTGTTGTTGATAAAGTCAATGGTTCACTTTGTCTTGATGTCTACGACTTTACTCCTGAACTAGAACAGAAGGAGAAAGAGGTAGAGCAAGTAAAGGAAATGGTAGCAGGTGACATACCTGACAGAGGCTTTGAACCTGTCCCTCAATCAAAGACTAGCCCTAACACAAAGCTGCATCCTTCCTGTGGATTCTGTGAGTTTAACAAGAAGTGTTGGCCTGAGGCCAGAAGATTTGTTTACGGTAACGGTGATGTTCTTCTCGTTGATGTGGTTAAGAAACCCAATGTACCAGAGGATCTAACCTACAATGAACAGAAAGAAGTTTAGTGCAGCAGCACTCAAGGCAGGGTATCGTTCTGGTTTTGAAGATGATGTTGCCAATGAGTTACGTTCTAAAAAGATTCAGTTTACCTACGAAAAAGAAAAGATTAAGTGGGTTGACTTAAAAGTAAGAACGTATACACCTGACTTTGTTTTAGGCAATGGTATCATCATAGAAACCAAAGGCCGATTTGTAGCAAACGACAGACGCAAACACCGTGAAATCCAGAAGCAGCATCCTGACTTGGATATCCGTTTTGTTTTTCAAAATAGTAGAGCTAAACTTTATAAAGGAGCTAAGTCATCTTATGGTGACTGGTGTAAGAAGTACGGTTTTAAGTACGCAGATAAATCAATTCCTGATGATTGGTTGAAAGAATAGATTGACGTTATTAAATTAGATCATATAACTTGGAGGTTCCTGTGTTGTTCGAAGTGACAATGCTAATTGAGTTAGATCCTGAAGCAAACTTTATTGCTTCAGACAGTATGGAAAGAAGTCTTGAAGAAGTTCTTCAGGACACTATCTATGATATAGACGATGTAGAAATAAAAGAAATAGAGGTGAAAGAGAAATGATGAGTGTGAAAGATCTGGATTCAATAGGCTTCTTTGAAGCATTCCAGACAGCAGAGGATATAAAGGTAACAGACTATTCTAATTGGGTGGAGAAAAAGATTTTAACTGAGGGGCAAGACAGATTAGTTGAGAATACACTTGGTCTTGTTGGTGAAGCAGGGGAGGTTGCAGAAAAAATAAAGAAACTTATTCGTGATAGTAGCAGGTTTACTAACGAAGAGATTATGAAAGAGCTAGGTGATGTAGTGTTCTATGCTACTGCTCTAGCAAACATCTATGGCAAGGGATTGAACGAGGTTCTCGAACTAAACATTGCCAAACTAGACGACAGACAGAAACGTGGGAAACTAAAAGGATCAGGAGATAACAGATGAAAGATGTTCACGAAGAAGTATACGGCCCAACACTAGCAATCTCAGAAGAAATCCATGCCATGAAGTATCGTAGCAAGGGTGAAACATTTCGTGAGGCAATGACTCGTGTTGCTGAAGCACTGAAGGATAATGAGGCACATTTTAATAACTTTCGTAACATCTTATACAATCAAAGGTTCTTACCTGCTGGACGTGTCCAGTCAGCTATGGGTGCACCAAGACGTGTGACACCTTACAACTGCTTCGTGTCAATGACTATTGAAGATAGCATGGACGGTATTATGGAAGCAGCAAGACGTGCAGCAGAGACTATGAGACTAGGTGGTGGTATTGGTTATGACTTTAGTACACTCCGTCCTCGTGGCACATTGATCAAGTCACTGGACTCTAAGTCATCTGGTCCTCTATCTTTCATGGGTATCTTTGATGCTGTCTGTCGTACCATTGCATCAGCAGGACACAGACGTGGAGCGCAGATGGGTGTCCTACGTGTTGACCATCCTGACATTGAAGAGTTTATCACAGCAAAGAACAACTCTGATACACTAACACAGTTCAATATTTCTGTAGGCGTGACGGATGAGTTTATGAAAGCTGTGAAAGAAGACTTAGACTTTGATCTAAAGTTTGATGGACGTGTATACAAAACTGTTAGTGCTACTGCACTGTGGGATCAGATCCTACGTTCCACATGGGACTGGGCAGAGCCTGGTATTCTCTTTATTGATCGTATCAACAAGAAGAATAACCTGTGGTATGCAGAAAAGATTGCAGCTACCAACCCATGCGGTGAGCAACCACTGCCACCCAATGGTGCATGTCTACTTGGTTCATTCAACCTAACTAAGTATATAATAGAGCATGATGGTAAGTATGTCTTCAACATGAATCAACTACGCAACGACATCCCACATGTTGTTCGTGCTATGGACAATGTGGTTGATCGTGCAACGTATCCACTAAAAGAACAGGAGCTAGAAGCCAAGAGTAAAAGACGTATGGGCCTTGGTGTTACTGGTGTAGCTAATGCTATCGAAGCACTAGGGTTTGAGTACGGCAGTGAGAGATTCCTGCAAACCCTTGAAGAAATCATGGGGGTGATTAGGAATGTTGCGTATCGTACATCTGTTGAGCTTGCTATGGAGAAAGGTCCGTTTCCTCTCTTTACTCAGGCTTATCTTGAGAGTGACTTTGCTAAGTCTCTTCCTGATGATATCCGTAATCTCATTAGTAATTATGGTATTCGTAACAGTCATTTGCTTTCTGTTGCTCCGACAGGAACTATCAGTCTGTCAGCCGACAACGTATCCTCAGGCATTGAACCAGTCTTCTCCCATTACTACGACAGAACTATCCAAACCTTCGATGGTCCAAGAACAGAGCGAGTAGAGGACTATGGTTATCGTGTCTTTGGTGTGAAGGGTAAGACTGCAGACGAACTGTCAGTGTTCGATCACGTCAAGGTGTTGAATGTAGCATCACGATTCGTAGACTCTGCATGTTCTAAGACCTGTAACGTAGGTGATGATGTGACATGGGAAGAGTTCAAGAAAGTTTACATGGATGCCTACGATGGTGGTTCTTCTGGTTGCACAACATTCAGAGCAGCAGGTAAGCGTTATGGAATCCTTAACGCCTCTACCTCTGAGGAGGTAGCAGAGGAGCCTGTGGTTGAGGAAACACAAGACTACGTAGAAGAAGGTGGTGCTTGTTACTTTGATCCTACCACTGGCCTACGTCAGTGTGAGTAGGAATCGTAGAAAGAAACTGGGTACTATCCCATCACCCTGCATAAAGGTCTGTCGTATCGAAGATGGTCTTTGTGTGGGGTGTAAAAGAACACTTGACGAAATAAGGGATTGGATGATACTGTCTGATTACGAGCAGCGTAAGCTTATTTATGAACTAAAGTGGAGACAATTTAATGGCTAAGGTACAGATTGTAGGATATTCTGTAGGTAATATTCAACCTTTAAAAAAGAAAACATCCCAATCAAAAAGAGTAAGTTCAATGAAGCTAGGTTCTATGAATAAGCACAAGCGAAGAGCAACAAAACCATATAGGGGTCAAGGCAAATGAAAGTTCACACACGTAAGTTTAGAAAGAATGTTTATGATGCAGTTGATGGTCCTTCTAAGGAAGCATTAATAAAAATATTAGAAGCTGACGGTCATCAGATAGTTTCGTCTGAAGAAAATTACTATGCTGATATTGTTTCTGTTAAAGACGGTACTACATATTATAATGAAGCAGAGCAAAAATCTTCATGGGAATATAACTGGCCTCCATCTTGGGCAGAAGTTAGAATCCCAGGTAGAAAAAGAAGATTAGTACAAAAGTATAATGATCAACTAGAAAACCTATACTTTTATGTATTTAATAAAACTTACGACAAGGCTTGGAAAATTAAAGGCACACAAATGAGGGATGAAACTATCCGTCAAGCATACGGAAAGAACATTCCTAACGGTGAAACTTTCTATCATATCCCCTACCTTGAAGCGGAGTTAGTTACAGTATGACTGAATGCGGAGTGTGTGGTAACCTATTAGATGATAACCTTGTATGTGGAGAATGTGAAGATATGTTTGATGCAGTTCAAAGACCTCAACACTATGGTCAAGGAGAGATTGAATGCATTGATTACATCAAAGACTTTCTTACCAGAGAAGAGTTTATAGGATACCTTCGAGGTAATATAGCAAAGTACATGCACCGTTGGCGATATAAAAACGGAACGCAAGACTTGGAGAAAGCTCAATGGTATCTAAAAAGATTAGTAGAAATAGCATAAATAAAAAAACCCTTGAGCAAGAAGCCCAAGAGTTTCTTAAATCAGACATTCCTAGTGAAGATATTTCAACTAGGGATTACTTTGCAGGTGCAGCCTTGTCAGGGTTACTAGCATCTGGAAAGTACTTACGATCAGGCGAGATCGTTGATCAAGCATTCTGTTACTCCTGTCTGATGCTTGACCATAAAAAGACTAAAGATAAATCGTCTTAAACTAAACCCCCAGTTAATTCTTGGGGGTTTTCTTTTATTCACTGATACCTAATCTTCTTTCCAAACCAGCCCTATCTTGTTTCATCATCTTCACCATGTCTTCTATGACACGAAGTTGATTTACGTCTAGCTTCCATAGGTTCTTTTCTTTGACATCAAAGTAAGTAAGGACTTTATTAAGGTCTTCCTTACGTCCTGCTTTCTTCACATCAAAGATGAGTTTTGTTTTGACTTCATCTGAGTCAAGAGATCTTTCCATATTATCCATAGTGTTTCTTTTAGCCACTTTAAGGATACTAGCTACTATATCTTCTTTCTCCTTGAGTGTTTTACCATCCCACTCATCGTTGTACATTACAATATCAGCAAGGATTTCTATCTGAGGTCTAACTAACTCATTGAATGTGTTGACTGCTTCAGGAGATTTACTTCTGATCTCAGTTTTCCA